GCATCTGCTGATGTGATGCCTGCGTCCGTAAATTTACCAACTATTTCTGCAAGCGAATTCGTTGCAGGATCGATATCTGCCATCGAAAGACCCAAACTGTCAAGTGTTTTTATCATATCACTTGTCGGAGATGATAACTGCTGAAATATTGATTTTAATGCAGATCCAGCGTCTTCCGCCTTATATCCATTCTTTGATAAAACCGCCAAACCAGCACAAGTCTCTTCTATGCTAAAACCAACCTGTGACGCTGTTAATCCAACCAAACCTAACGCCACTGTTAATTCATCTAACGAATAATGTGAGTTGTTCAGCACTCCTGCCATAACATTCGTAACTCGGTTGGTTTCGCTAACCTTCATATTAAATTGACCTAATACTTTTACAACGCTGTTAGTTGCTGTCGCCAAATCCGAGTTACTGCCTGTTGCAAGATTTGTAATAGTTGTTAAACTGTCTTCCATTTGAGCAAGAGAATATCCTGCCTTACGAAGAACATTCATTGCATTAGCAACTTCCGTTACACTAGTAGAAGTTGTCCTTGCCATTTTCTTTGCTGACTCAGATAGTTTGTCAATATCCTCACCTGCATCACTAAACGACTTAGATACGTCTTCCATTGACTCTTCTAATTGTCCTGCGACATTTAAAGATATAGTTCCTAATGCTATTAAAGGAGTGGTTATCTTTGCAGTAAGTGTAAGACCAACTTTCATGACTGTCTTTGACAACTTTTCAAGGTTTTTCTGTGCTTGTTTTAAACTTTTTGACAAACCAGAAATATCTGCACCGATTTTTACAACCAGGTTTCTAATAACTGCCATATTCTACTCCTTTTTAATATTTACTCCTTTTGATTTTGCCATTGCAATTAGCAATTGGTCTTCCTGACTAATGTCACCAAACTTTCTCTTTCTTTCAACGTCTCGTATTATTTTTTCAAACCTAGGCAATTGCTTTTGTCTTGCAAATGCCTCAGTGTGCCAAGAAAGAAACAAGAGTTCATTAATCGTTTGATAATGACTCTCTTCTTTTTGTTTTGACAATAGTGATATTTCGTATGGTGTATAATCCCATGCTTTAATAGGATCTAAACCAACCTTTGTGACCGCTAATTCGTATATATCAATTAAACCCCACTTCTTGTCTGTGGGGCTTTCATGTTTTTTCTTTTATTTTCGCCAAACGCAAGACTTAATGCCTCGCCTAATTTGTCTGCAACTGCCTGAATATTAGAATAATCATCAATAATATTTCCTACTATTTCAGGTGTTAAAGAACTATCTTCATGCACTAATCCTGCATATAAAATATCTCTCAAACTTTTCATTGAAAGACTATTTAAATTTATTTCAGTAATTGGTTTACCCAATTTTTCCTCCACAGTGATCAATGCGTTGATTCCATATCTTAAATTTCGAGCTTTATCTAACTCGATTGTTACTGACTTCTTAATTGCCATTTTTTAACTCTCCTTTAATTGAATGATAATGCACCACAACCTGTCAAATCCATTGAAATGCTTACAACCCCATCTACTGGATCGCTGATATTTAATGCTGTGATTATTGCCTGTCCACTGTAATAATTGGTTTCGTCTACATAAAACTTTGCAGTGATTACGGTTCCATTTAAATATGCATTTTGTAACAATTCTTGATTTTGTTCCATTTCTGTATTTGCACTTGCTGTTGTAACTGAATAGTCTCCATCGCTAGACGCAGTCCAAGATTTCAAACCTAAAATATATGACTTCCAATCATCTCCAAGATAAGTTTTTTCTATGCTATCCACCATCAACGATAAAGACCAATTCTTAATTCCAATTATCTTCAATGCCTCCGCGTCACTATTACCAACACTAAGTTTTCCCTTTTTACCTGCTAACGCCATTATTTACCCTCCTTTGGTTCGTTATGAAAAAACTCAAACTCTAAAATATGGATGTATTCATCAGCATCAAATTTACCGACTTCGCCACCACCTAAAATAAAGTCTGATTTAATAAAGGTCGCCTGAATATTTATCCCTGCGACCTCTCTACTTAAATTTTGAAATAATTTTTTTACTTTTCTTGATAAAACTCTCGCCTTTTTAAATGTAGTTTCATGGCAACTTATTTGAACGATGGTTCTTACAAAATCTGTATCAACGCCCAATTCACTATCATAAGTCGACGAAACTAACGAATATACAATTGCTGGACTTTTATTATATTGAGGCAAATATGATGCATATATATTGTCTCCAACGATACTCTCTATGTCTTTGTCCTTTTTCAAAACATCATAAACACTTATAAGTATATCTTTCATCATTTAATCCCTTTCCTAATTGTATCAACGATTTTTTCGTTAATTTTCTTAATATTCTTATCCACTGAATTCCTTAAAAATGGATTCGCTTTCCTACCTTTCGCGCCCAACTCCACAAATGTGCCATAATACAAGTTTCTATCATAGTCAATTACAATATCTGCTTTTGTTTTTGAAACTTTATTTATTTTAATATTTAAACTATTCTTTAACTTTCCTGTATCAACTGGACAATTTGCCTTTGCATCATTTAGAGCAATCATTCCACCATTCATTGATGCTAATGACAAAAGATTTGACGCATCCTCGCCCATTTTTTTTAACTCTTTCGCAAGTTTAGTTGCACCTTGAACACCTGCATCTACTTTTCTTTGTTTTGCGCTATATCCCATGTCCCACCTTCTCTGTGCAAATAACTTCCGTCATATAGTGCCCTGTGGCATGATCAGAAATAGACTCGATTTCAAAAATGCGATTATTATACGAAATTCTATCGTATGTAAGTAAATCTGCGGTATATCTCAGCGTTATCTTTATATTTTGCACTGCTCTGTTTTGATTGTTTATATATCCTTCAGATCCACCATTTTGCTCAATTTTTGCCCATACCTTCGCTATTTCTTGCCAATCGCCACTTGTTGCACCATATTCGTCTTTATGCTCTACAAATCTTAAAATTTTAACCCTTCTATTTAAACTACCTATATTCATCAAAACCTCTCGTCTCGGTATTCAAACAATATTCTCTTAATAAAATTAGTTAAATCGTTGATTTGTAAACCATAACTTTTATCTATCTGTCTTGACTCATATAATGTTGCTACTACATATAAAATTGCTTGTTTTATTGTTTCTGGTACTGGGTTAAACTCCGCAAGTTTTCTGCGGAGTACCCCTTCTACCAATTCTGTTGCCGTTTTTTGTAATGAGATGATGAGCGAATCTTCCTCATCATTGTCTATTCTTAAATATAGTTTGACTTCGTCAAGTTCCATACTCATCCCTCCCTGTTATTTTTTATTCGCTGTATCTTTCCTCTCCTAAAATAACAATCACACCACCTGTGATAGTTGTTTCAGCGACACCTGCGATTTTAACTTTGAATGCTGTTGCATCATAATGTGCTAGTTTATTTGCTACAAAATCAATAACATTCTCTGTTCCGCCAATAGCAATCTCAATTGTTGCTAGTTCCTTTTCTGTATTATCTGGCAGAATAGCAACAACAGAGGCATTTGTTTTTGCCTCTGTTCCTGCATCAGTAGTAATCACAATTTTTGCACTTTGATAATTTGTCAAATCAACCTTTTCTGATTCAACATCACTTGCAAATGAAGTGCCTGCATTTACAATTGTTTTAATTTTATTAGTGATATATTTACTCATAATCTCTCCTTAAACTCCTATTTTCTCTCGCCTAGCGCAACGAATGGACTCACGGTTGCACTGCCTTTATATGGTGTAAGTGGTTTATTCCATACTGGTTGACCATCAACGCGATAAATAAATCTGAACACATTTTCGTCATATAAGAAACGAACATGAATAGATGAAGTCGCGTTAATTCCGCCCTTATCGATAAGTAAATATTGGCTAAAGTCGGCAAGTATAATGTCGCCTGTTTTACCAAGTTCCTCACATTGTTCTAATGGCAATACTGGTCTGCCAAACAATGTGCCATATGGTGCATCACTTAAACCGCCAGCAGGAATATAAACAGGTTTATCGCCTACTGTTAATTGATATAGTTCTGGCTCTAATTCAGGGTTGATATACCATACTGAATTTGCTCTTGAACGACTCCACAATCTTGACCACATTTTTACTAGGTTTGCAACTGTGATTTTTGATGTTTGACCACTTTCTTTTGCAACAGTTACAAGTGAATCACTGTTAAGAATTCCAAGTGGTTGACCTGCACCTGTACCTCTTAAAATAGCGTCA